CACCTCTTTTTCCGACTAAGTTTTTCCGACTAAGACAGGAATGAAACCGACTAAATTTTATTTTTTTTCGTGTGTGTGAAACCGACTAAGACCGGCCACGAACCGACTAAGACAAACCGACTAAGTCGGGCGGCTGGCTGGCGGATTCAATCGCGACTAAGTCGGCCCGACTACTGAACCGGAGGTTGAGAAGTCCGGGCGTTCCGGCGCGCCTCGGAACCGACTAAAACGGGCCAATTTCAAGCAAAAACGGCTAAGACTTGATATAGTGAGAGCCGCCGTATGTCGCTTGCGCGACAAGGAAACCACACACAGCGAACAGCAACAACACCCCGGAAACGCACCAAAGAAGGAGGAAAAAAAATGAAACCTGACACCAACGAAAACAACCCTACAATGCTTGAGCGCATGGTAGGAGAGAACGAAACACTGGGGGCCGCAGTCATGGCCCTCTTCATCACCCTGTTGATGAAGGCACTCGGCTTGAACAAGCAGGCCGTAAAGATGACCCGCCGGGCGAACGGCTTCAAGGCTAACGAGGCCATGAAGGTGCTTCAAGCGGGCCGCTTCGCCGCCGTCGTTCAAGACCTTGGACTCAACAAGAAGTCCACCCTTGACGACTACCGGTGGACGCTCAACGAATTGGGAGCCGGTCGGTTCTCAATCATTGACAACAACGGCCAGCCCCGAACGCTTCGGGTTGGCGAGTCTGCCGCCATTGACAAGGTGTTGATGACCACCAACGGGCAAAAAGCGGTCAAGTGCTTGAAGGCACTCCGCCGAGTGAAGAACCTTGACACCATCCGCCTTGACGCCCTGCGCCGGTCCCTTGCGACTGATGTGGAAGAGATTGAGGAAGGGTACGCACCGGCCAGCCCGGAAGCCTGCCAAGCCTTCGGGCTTGAGTTGGGTTCCGTCGTTCGGTTCGTTGACACCGACGGCCTGCGCCTTGCTGATGGCAACCTCAAGACCAAGCAAGGCCTTCACCAATACGCCACCCGCCAACATCTCCGCCTCAACGCTGGCGGTCTTGTGAACTGGTTCAAGGCCTCGGTTGATGCGAACTCGTACCACTGCGGATGGTGTACCAAGGCGGGCGTTCGTGGGTACTTCCCGAAGGTGTACCCACCCGGAGCCGTCCGACAACGCAACCCCGGAAAGGGCCAGCCCTTGACGGGACCACACCCCAAGGCCGGGAAGCCTGTCCCGGTGAACTGGTCTGCTCCTGCTGTGTTGCTTGACAAGTTGAGCGCAGGCGTGGCTTCCTCGTGGAACATCCCACAGCAGAAGACCGGAACCCGTCGCTGTCCAACTTGCGACAGGATGGCGTTCCAGTTGTCGCACAACGGCAACACCGCCCACCTGCCGCTTTTGACCTTTGACGGCGACACCTGCGGCCTCTCAACACGAGCGCACGCCATTCAAGCGGTTGCTTTCCAAATGAGCAAGCCGACCTTCAAGGTGGTTCGTGGTGTGTTGCTTGACCGGTTCACCCCGGTTGACGGCATCAAGGCGTTGATGGCCGAACCCGTCCGATACCGTGTTCAAGCCGACGGTGAAACGGTGTGGCAGATGGGCCGACTCGTCCCTGTGTGGTTCAACTACATGGACGAGGACGGAAGCCACACGGACAGCCTCGGCCTTGCCATTGAGCCAACCGCACACGCTGGCGGCCACGGAGTCATCAACGGCTAACACCGGCGGCGGTTGAACCGCACCCCTCCGGCTCTCGGAGCCGTACAACGGGCCGCCTCGCTCCAAGGAGCGGGGCGGCCCCCTTTGCGTTACGGCGTTTTCGACTTGACCCCGGCCCGGCCCGGTTCCGAACCTTGACCGAACCTCAAACCGTTGATGCCGTTTCCGAGCCGATAAACACCCCTAACAGCCACGCAAACAGGGCGACCCTTTGCCACCTACCAGCGCACCCATGAAGGCGCAGGAAGGGCGGTTTTTGAGGGCGCAAAGGCCAACCCGTTCATGATAGGGTCTACAAAACTTGACCCGCCACCCACAGCCGTAGTGCTTGCCTTGCTTCAAAATTCGCAACAAAAATTTTCAAAAAACGCATTTATAAATCAGCGACGGCTAACGCTTCGGAACAGACTTGACCCCGTTCGTTTTGCTTTGCCGCCCGACCATTCTCCACGGCCCGATGACCGGGCATTCCAAGCCACGCCCGAATTTTGGTGGCTGAACTGGTCAACTGCGTGTGCCAAGGCCATAACCAAGTCGTTGTGTGGGCCGGTATCTACGATGTCGCCGTTTTTCCAAGCGTGTGCTTCCAACTCTTCAAGGACTTGATTTACGACTCGTCTTGTTGCATCATCACCATACGGGAACACAATTTTTCCACGCTCAAACCAAACCCTCAACCGATTCATCAACGCCTGCTTCAATCCTTTGTTGCTAACCCGACTTTGGCGATAATCAACAGAAATACCTTTTGCCTCCAAAAGACTTTGAAACAGTCTTTGAAATCCTACATCTTCTGCCGCCAATGGCGCACCATATCGTTTGCACCATTCGCCTATCATGTCGGCTTGTCTATCGGGGGAAAAATCGTTGCGATGCCACACATTTGCTACAACCAAAGAGCCATCGGACTCTTGACGAACAGCAATCAAAACGGAGTAGTCTTTGCCCAAACCCTGCGACGGGTCAAAACCAACCACATACTTTCCTTCACTACGGCGTTCTTTGTCAAAGACCTGTTCCAAGTCCATGTTTGCGCGTGTGTATTTTCGTGGATAGACTGCGGCATCATCATCAATTACTTTACACAAGAACTCTTGAGCAAATTCCAAGTCTCCCGTCACTTTCTTTTGTTCTAAAAGAAAATCAAGTGGTCGGAACTCCGGCCATAGTGCATACAAATTTTCGGGTTCATGCTTTGATTCGTCCCAATTCGGGATAGCAGACCATGTGCCGGTTTTCCATTCGGGATTATCCAGCATTTCAGTATGGTATAAATCCATCATGCTCATTGGCGTGCCAACGCAAAAAAGAAATGAACCGGGGTCAAGCATTGGCATGACAACTTTACGCAACCAATGGCGCAACTGTTCGTTGTTCAACTCTTTCTTAGCATCAAGCAATACATCATCAAGTGCTACAACTGCGGGATGGTCACCACGGATTGCAGAACCTACGGAGGAACAGCGAATGACTGCCCCGTTGTTCAGCCACAACTCACGCTTTCCGCCTTTTTTTGGGTCAATGTATCGTGCTAACTCTTTGTGCGTTGTCAAATCTTTGCGAATTTCTGCTAAACGACGGATTGCAGTATCTTGGGATGCAGAAAACAACCAAATGTCCATAGGTTTGCCGTTAAATTTTTCAAACAAACACATGTGCAATAATTTTACGCCAAGAGTAGTTGATTTGCTGTGGCTTCGTGGAGCAATAATACAAACACGGTGAACATGCGCCCCTTTTCTGTCGGTGTAAATATTCATCCATTCGCCTATGTGGTTGCCCCAAGCGTAGCCGAGCCAACGGTAAAAGTATGAAACATCATTTCTTGCTCTTTCAAAGGCTAATGCTGACTTGACTCTTGACATCGGGCATCACAAACATATTCACAGGCATTCTAAAAAACGAATCAACTTTCAAAGACATAAATTCACGACCAAGGCTTGAGCGAGCGCATCCCACAGTAGGGACAAATTCTCGTATAAGCCTTCGCTTGGGAAAGACCTTTACTTTCCCATCCGCAAGAATCACAGCGAACATGTTCTCGTTTCAATGTTCACCCTCCACAGCGGCAAAAAATGTGGCAATCAAGCCCTTTTTCTTATCAAATAGATGAGCAGACAAACCCGCTTTGCTTGTAGTGTAGCCTTGTCGTGCATGGTATCTGTCATGACCTGCAAGGGATGGGAGTTGAACAATTAAGCAACCGCTTTTTTCAAGGACTTTTCTGTGGTGCAAATGACCATGAAACCATGTGCGATGTTCGCATTCGCCCCACAACTCACGCTTTTCGTTGCTCATCAACTCAACAAGATTTTTTGCCCCATCGCCATGAATGAAACCTAACAAGTTATTGCCGTAGCGAACATATTGTCGTGTTGAAGGGCTGACAACAACCTCGCAGTCGTCTATGTTTTCGTAGATAGCAGAAAGATACATCATCAATGCGATAGCACTCATACGGTCATGGTTTCCGGGCATAAACACAACTTTGACTGGTGCTATTTGTCGCAGTAAGTCAATGTGTTCTCGTGCCAAGCGGCATCCTGTCATCAGTATTTCAGCGGGACTTCCACACATGTCTTGCGGTGTTCCTTTGGTTGTGGTTCCGGTATCGGTATCAACATGAAACCAATCGCTTCCGGTTGCCAAAATAATTTGTTCGGGGCGTGAAGGAAGACGGCAAAGCAACTCTTTGGTTTTGTCCATCAGTCTTTTGCGAGCAGTATCAAAATCATAGGTTTCTCCTACTTCATCAACCCATCCGTATTTACCCCAATGAAAGTCGGTAGGGCTGATAACAAGAGAATAATCGTTATTTTTTTCTGTCATTTCTACTTTGGGAACATCACTTGCGCCGTCTTTCACCAGTTGCCTAAATTCGTTTAGGACATAGGTGTTGAACATGTCATATTTTTCTGCCGAGTCTTCAATTTCTTTCCACTTTCGCCGCTCAAATTTTTCATGTAGTAAATGTTTTTTACGCAACACTAAATCATCTACGAGTTGGTCAACTTCGGTGGTGGCGATTTCTTCATCGGTATAAGGCGACATGTCGTGCGTCCAACCGTGGCGTCGTCGGTATTCGTCAAACCAAGCACGAGGAATGCCAAAGTCTCGTGTGATTTCATTCATGGAGGCACCTTTGCCGACCATGTTTGAGTAAGCCTCTTTCATGGCTCGGTGCTTGTCACCATCAACTGATACCATCCGGTCTGCAATCGTCAAGAAAGTGTAGTAGATGTCATGAATTGAATCATAGTAGTACGATTTGTTGACATTTGGCGAGTCTTGATTTGTTTCGTTGAGTGGCTTGTTTTGATTTGCCAACCATCGGTAGATTGACATTTCCCATCCTTTGACAGATTTTTTGGAGTTCAACTTGTGAAGAACACGAGCGTTGTCTATCTTCGTTAGGTTCTCATCATAGTGTTCAGCGATGAGGTCGTACCCGTAGCCCGGCCTTACTGTCATGAATAAATGATTGTTTGGATTCTTTATCAATGTTTATGTTTTTGTTATTTCAAAGTCAACAAAAAAAAATAAACGACAGACAGCAAGCCTGTTTTTTTATTCTTTCATTGTTTCATAGGTATGTATCGGGCCAAGCATGTTTCCTGTTACGACTTCTTCTTACCCGTCTATGAAACAAAAAAAGAATTAGCAAAAACGCAACATATCATGGCATTTATTCTTTTTGTAGAAAAATAATCAAGAAAAAGAAAAAATTCGCTACATTGATAAAACACGCAACATGTCCTCTTGAACATGGGTTTCTTTGACAGGTTCCGACGCAACGCTGTGGCGGAGGAAAAACCGATTGAAAGAGTCGGTTCCAATGTCTCTCTTAGCGTAGCCGCTGGTCTTCCAAACATATTTGAAGAAACCGAAAAATTTCAGAAGGACACGAACTTCAAAAACAAATTTGACCTTTATGATAACATGGTAAAACTTGACCCGGAGTTGAACGGTGGTGTTCGTAGTGTTTCTTTAACGGCAAACCATTATCGGATTGACTACACCAAAGCAAAGAACGCAAGCATCCGTTCAGCCATAGGAGAAATGATTGACCGTGTAGACTTTGATGACTTCCTTATCAACGCCCTTCGCAACTTGCAGGTCTATGGGAACGACATCAATAAGTTGGTTGGCAGAACCGGAGTTGGTATCACAGCAATACAAAGCCTTCCTATCCGACAAATCACAATTGTTGACAACCGTGGGGCCAACGGTCTACCATTCACCGCCGACGAAAACAGCCCGATTATGAGCAACGACTTTTACATCCTTCGTGAGCAGGGTATTGACTCTATGATTTTCCCAAGAAGTGAAATCGTTCACTTGCGAACCGACTACAAATCAAACTGGTTTGAAGATAGCAAGTTGCGCCAATCTTACGGTGTTTGGGGACAGTCTCGTTTTTCGTCGCTTGAACAAGTAATCCGTGTCAAATACAACAGCATGAACAACCGGATAGCACTTGAAGACAGCATGACCAAGCAATTCATAACGATTGACAAATCAGCGATTGAGCATATCACAGACCCAAGCGAGCAAGCCGAGCGTTTGGGTATCATCATGGACGAAGTAGTGAAGTTGTTTGAAGGTCTACGGGGCGACCAAATGCCAATCCTTCCTTCTTATGTCACGCTTCATCATGTAGATTTGAACAATACGATACCGGACAACAGCGGGTTTCTTGACATGGTAGGGGCCAATGTCGCCGCCGTTCTGCATGTCCCTCGTGTTGCCGCCGGTCAAGAGCGTGGCTCAACTTTCGCCGCTACCTACAACGCAAACATGTGGGCTAACACCGCCATAAGTCGCCTCCAATCTATTGTCAAGCAGGGCGTCATGCAGTTGTTTTCAAAGCAACTTGAACTGAAAGGAATAAAGCATCAAATGAAGGATTTGCCCGAATTTATGTTTGAGCCAATCGCAGAAGAATCTCCAATGGATTCTATGAAAAGAGCAGTCATGGGCTATCAAGCAGGCATCCTAACACTTAATCAATCACTTGACATCGTAGGGATGCAACCGGCGACGACCGGAGAGACACGCATTGAAAAATCTTCAAAGCCCACTATGGGCGAACTTCCCCGAACAAATGAACAAGGTGACTAAACATGACTGATAGACAACATAAAGACTCGGTAAATGACCGCATGATAAAGTGGACTGCGCTACCGGCAGTATATCTGTGGCTTGCGGCCAGCGGCGCAGTAGTCGCTATGGGTATCGCCAAACCCGAAGTTGTCCTTGAAAACATTGAGGGTTTTATCGCTCTTATCGCAATCATCGGTGGAACGGCACAGCCAGCCTTCGCAACAATGCTTGAGTTGTGGAAGCAAGAGCAACAGACTGAAACGGACTTGCACCCATCGGTCATTGAGTCTCAAACCCGTGTTATGGAAGAAAGAGCCGCCCTTGAGCGACAAATGGCTCTCAAAGCCCAAGAACACAAACATACAATGGATGCCGAAGAACGCCGAGCAAGAATACAATTGGTGGCGGAAGGTAAGGCCGTATGGAAGAAGAAAGAGGATTAACTGTAAAATTTCATAGATTTCTTCACGACGGTTGGCCCCACGAACACCCGTCCCCTTCTGAAAAGGGCTATCCTCAAGTCTTTGACCTTATGTCACATTGGATTCTTTTCTACGACAGCATACCGATAGGCTACACAGGCTCACTTGACATGGGACATTTTCATTTTGTAGGAAACACCTTCATTCTGCCGGAGTATCGCCAAAGCGGGTGGCATTCCTACCTCTTGACAGTTCGTAACGCTAACCTTGGTTTAAGGCCAAAAATAACTGTGTTAAATCCTATTGACGGAACACACATGGCTAATCTTGTAAAAGTGGTAAAAAAGTTGGGCTACTTTCCCATAACTTGTTATGAGGATGTAAAAGATGTTATGTCCGAAAAGTTGTACGACGAGGTTCGCAACGAAAATCAGCAAATGTGGAGGTTAAACGCTTAAATGACACACCACATGTCGCTTACCCATGCCCGATGTTCGTGACGGTGAATCCCGTAGCGATTATATGGATAGGTGCATGGGGGACGACAAAATGAACAGCGAGTTCGGCAACCCCCGCCAACGAGCCGCAGTCTGCAATTCCTATTATGATGATAAGAAGGGACAGAACGCAGAAGCCGCCGAGTACCAAGGAAAAAAGGTCACGCTCAACAAACCCTTTCGGACGCCCGACGGACCAAAGAAGTTTGCCGTTTATGTGCAAAACGAATCCAACCGTGTGGTTATCGTGCGTTTTGGTGACCCCAACATGGAAATCAAGCGAGACGACCCCGAACGACGACGCAACTTTCGCTCTCGCCACAACTGCGACAACCCCGGCCCACGAACAAAGGCGCGATACTGGTCGTGCCGACAATGGGAGAGCGGTCGCAAGGTAGAAGCAAGTCAAAAAAAAAATCAATTGTTGTATGACGAATGGATGCAAAACGAAGGTGAAATAATGGAAGGCTATGAAGAAATTGTTGAGGCTGGCGAAGATGGTTGCGGATGCGGTGGAAAAACCGTTGAAGCGAAAATGATTCGGCGTGATGTGTATGATAACCCCGGTGAGGCGATGAATCGTGCAAAGGAAATGGGTCTTAGCGGAATCCATTCTCATGAAGAAGACGGAAAGACTGTTTTCATGCCCGGTAAAACCCATGAAGAATACCGAAGCAAAAACAGCGGTCGTGATGTTGAACCCAAAATGGTGAGCGACCAAGAAGCCGCTTACGGTATGCCTAAAGACGACGAAAAAATGGCGTCCTACCACAAGGATGAGAAAATGGCTTCCTACCACACAGACGACGAGGATGAAGAAAAAAAGAAAAAGAAGCGAGGCATGTACGCTTCGGAAGAATGCCCAGTCGGTGAAGAAATGGTCAACGGAACCTGTAAGCCAGTCAATGTCACAATGCAGGCTACGGTTGAAAGCGTGAGCGCAACTGTTGAGGCTTCAACCGGAAAGACTGTCATGGAAATAAAAGGCATCGCCTTCCATGAAGGATTCAACAAAAACAAGTGGGCTTTGACAAAGCGTGGTGCAGAAGCCGCCGTCAAACAGATGTTTGGTGCAGACTTGACTCTCAATCATCCCAAACCAAAGGCTGTCGGATTTGAGCGCAACACCGATGGAGGCGTCAACGAAGCCAATGTCGGAATCGTTGCTTCCGCCACGATGCACGACAAGGGCAAAGAAGGTTACGAGGTTCGCTATGTAGCCCATGTTCACCGCACAGAATTGTTTGAGGCTTTGGAATCCGGCATGTGGCTCAAAGCAGACTACGGTGTTTCTATCGGAGGTTTTGGCATTCCTATTTCGGCTAACGAAAAAGGCATGGTCTTTGACATGGACTTTACCTTTGACCACCTCGCTATTGTTCACAAACCCGCTTATCCACGAGCCACCATTGACAGCGCAAAGAAGATTGAAAAGTCAATGGAGGAACAGTTGGAAAAAGTTGAAGCAGGGCATGGTGGACAACATGGAAGACCCGGCCCGAATGACCCACGGAAGACC